TCTGTCTCCTGCATCTGGATTGCTCATTCTGTTGGAATGCTTTACAGCAGCATCTACTTTTTTCTTTTTTTCACCCCTTTCACTATATTCACTTGCAGGAGTGTTCCTTCTTTTATTAGCAAGGTCACCCATTTTTTGTTGTGCTTTTGGAGTTTGTCCATAAGAACCTTCTGCTTCATCAAGTTTATGAACCTGACTATAGGCTTCTTGAAGATTTTGGATATCTTGTGGTTTCATTTTACAAATACTTTTTTAAGTATTTATTATGCGACCAACTCAATAAACTCTCCCAAGACTTTTTTATTCATTTTTTTACTCTTCAGACTCTTCACAAATGCAGATTTAATTTGATTTTTTGTTGCATCCTCAGCAACCTCAAATTCAGTATCATTAGAAAGATCGGAACTTGAAAGTCCAAAATAAACGTTATACCCAGAGTTTAAAATAGAACAAGTACGGGTTTTTTTCCACTCACTCATAATTTTTTCGTACTCTTTATTGTTTTGATATCGTCCAGTGGAGTAATCTGCGGTTTCATAATAACGACGAATAAAATTTCCTGCATCACGAGACTGCAAAATTCTCATACCAATGAAGTTAACATCAACAAATTTATCACGGAGATTTTGTAGGAGGACATCAGTAAACTGGTGATATTCATCAGCAAACTTATAAGTACGACCAATTTTACGATCACGAAGAAAAACATCCGAACCTACATTATTGAGACCAATATATGGTTGACCATCATTCATAAGACGATTATGAAATTCTTTATGGAACTTCAAAGGAGGAGCTTCGCCATCAGTCAGAACTACACATTGAACTTTTTGGAGTTTATTTTCCTGTTGAAACTTAGGAAGAATTTGGTTCAATGCAACCAAAGCTTCATTCAAAGGAGTACCGGAAAGAGACATTTTATTGGGATGTCCGTAAATAGGTGCATCATTTCGGTATGAAAGAGTATTTGCAATACGATGAATAGAAACCATCTGTTCTTCTAGATCACGAGTATTAGTTTTACTAGTAAACAAGTTCATCAAAGAGAAACTTTCATCAACGTGTATAAAACCGTGACCTTTTTTGTAATGGGGTTCTAGATATTCAACCCGATATCCAGGGGCCCAATCTGGACGACGAAATTCGTGTGTGAACGCATAAACTTCAAAAGGAATATTTACTTTCTTACAGAACCAAATTAGATTATAGAGTTGTTTGATAGTATCTACCATTACATTACTCATAGAACCAGACCAGTCTAGAACAAAAACCAAACCGTGGTTCTTACCTGTTGCAAGAGTAGTAACTTTCTTGAACAAATCTTCATTGTACTTATAACTAGGAAGTTTAGTGCAATCCAGAACACCAGTCCTAGAAGTTGTTGCACGAGCATAACTATCTGCAGCTTTCTTGCATTCAAACTCTTTTACCAGATAGTTAACTTCTTTCTGTGCAGAACGTTTGAATTGATGATACTGTTTGTCTACTTCAAGAAACAGGGCTTTATATGTTTCTGCATCCGTAGATTGTGAAAACTTATTTTCACAATCCTTCCAATAGTTTTTGATTTCGGTATGAACTTCCTCGTTAGAATTAATTACTGTGTCCAAATTGAGTTTTGGAAGTTCAATATAGATATTTTCCCGACCCCGCATATTCACTAAATCACGAAGTTTGTCTTCCAAATTAGTAACAGTTTTGACTTCGGGTTCTGCAGTTTCTCCACCCTCGTCTCCACCTTCCATATTAGTCTGAGTTTCTGTTGAAGAACCTTCATCGTTCTGTTCTTCATTGATTTCACTTTCATTGCCCCCTTCTTGAGTATCACCACCACCAGATTGAGTAGTTTCGTGATTATCCAAAGAGGGAACTTTTTCACCCTCTTTCTCTTCCTTCTTACAGTACTCATAAAGACGCTCAGCAGCCTCTAGAGCGTCTTGGAAGGTCTCTGCGTTAGCAATCAGATCTACAATATCCTTCTCTTCTGAATTGAACTGTATGGAGATAAAATTGCCAAGTTTGAAGTATAGATTTGCACGATCAGCTAGATTGAATGTGGATACATCCTCATCTCCGATTTGAAAGAAATCATCATCATTTAGTTCTTTATATCCACCAAAAAATGTTTTGGAAAGTCCTGCGTAACGACGCTTCATCAACTTCTCAACCCTCGCATCCTCAGTCACATTCACAAACTGAGGAGGAATCTTGAGATTTTCAGTCCAATCTTCATCAGGAGTGTAAAGAGCGTGACCAACTTCGTGACCCACCAACATATCGTAAATACCGTTGGTTGCTTTCTCCCAGAGAGGAAGAGTCAATACACGACTGTGAACATTGAAACAAGCAGTCTCAACTTGTTTATGTTCTACTACAAGGTCTTCAGTTGCAAGAAGACGAGCAAGATGACCCTTGACTTCGTGATTGATGGACATCGGTTTTGTTCGGTTGACCTTATAATACAACAAAACCGCCCTGGTGGGGGCGGTTAGTGGACAGTTTGAAAAGTGTCTACTCAGACCATTTTACTAAATCCTTTGACCTTATCAAATTTAATGACTTTATCAAACTTATCAATCAAGTCATCAGTCTTGTGAGAAATCACAAATACGTGTGCATCACTTACAACATACTTAATGATATTAGTAAAGAAATCTGTTCCCGCACCATCCAATGAACTATCAAAAATTTCATCAAGGATAAGAAGATTGGTACTTGCTGAATTTCTTAGTCTTGCAATATCTCTCCAAGTAAAAAGAAGTGACAAGTCAATTCTCATCTTTTCACCTTCACTAAAACTTTCATAACTAAAATCTTCGTGAACTGGTGACTTAATAACTTCTTTGAATTCTTCATCCAAAGTAAAGTTGATATAGAAATCCATCATCTGCAGATACTTATTGATCTGTTGATTCATCAAAGGCAAATACTTTTTGATAATTTTGGATTTTACTCCACCATCCTTCATCAGTGAATGTGCAAATTCATAGTAGTTGACTTGTTCTTTTTGTTTTGACCGATCTTTTTCAATTGAACCAAGATCATTGATCAACTTCTCAAGGACTTTGCGTTCAGTATTTCTATTTTGAATTTGTTCGGTAATTTCTTGAATTTCGTTTCGTAAATTTTTTGATTGCCTGTGAAGCCCAGAAATTTTAACATTGTTATGTGAAATGTCATTGTTGAGTTTATTAATCTTTGTAGAATAAGATGCGAATAGTTTATCCTTTTCTTGTTCTACATTGATCGTATCCTCCAACTCTCTATAACCTTCATTGAGTTCTTTAGATTTCTCTTCGATATCAACAATCTTATTTAAGCGAAATTCCTCTTCAATACTTTGAGTGCAGGTAGGGCAAACCGTATTTTCTTGGAAAAATTTATGTTCAGAAACAATAGTTTGTATCTTTTGTTCCAATTTGGCTCTAATTTGGCCAAGTTTCCTCAAAGTATTATTTGTATTGTTGAGTTCTTCTAGTTTTGGTTGCAAATCATTCTCAATAAGTAAAATTGTTTTTTCATTTTCACCATTAAGTTCATCAACTTCGGTTTCAATTTCAACCAAAGAACTTTCTTTTTGTTCTATCCTTTCTTTACCACTCTTATCCAAATCTGCAATAAAGCTTTCTTGCATCTCAATCTTATCCTCAATCATATCTTTTTTGATTGAGTGTTCTCGGATAAGTTCATTTGTACGACGCATTTTTTCTTTGAGAATAGAACTCATCGTCGAAAAGATCTTAATGTCCAACAAATCTTCCACAATTTCTCTGCGATTCGCAGAAGTCAATTGCATAAAAGGAACAAAAGTTGCAGAACCAAGAATAACTGTCTGAGTAAAGGACTTATAGTTTAGTTTTAGGATACTTTCTTCCAACTTCTTTTGTTGGTCTTGTGCTGCGGCATCTTGATCTTCTTTGCTGCCGTCAATCCAAATCTCAAAGACATTTGGTTTAATGCCTCTCACAACTTTATATTCTCTTTTACCTACATCAAATTCAATTTCCACCAAACAGTCCTTTTCGTTAACTGAGTTGGCAAGTTGGGGTTTATTAATTTTACGAAATGGTTTGTTGTATAAAACAAAGGTAAGAGCATCCAAAATAGTACTCTTACCAGAACCGTTTGTTCCTACAATCAAATTTGTCTTTGCATCCTGAAAATTTACTTCAGTAAACTGATTTCCTGTGGAAAGAAAATTACGCCATTTCAGCGTCTTGAAGATAATCATATTCAGGTGGGGGAATCACAAAATCGTTTGGGGTTATAACCACATAACGGTAATTATACTCGTCACAGGTCTTAATTGCAAGTTCTGGATCAACTTCTACGACAGACATATCTGGGTAATCGTCTGCTTCTAATAATCCTCTAAATCTCTCTGCATCGTCTTCATCTTGAAAGAAATAGAGGGTTTTATCACCATATTGATCCGATACGGCATATGCACCCTCTTCTTCTTGTCCAGCGATGGTTAAGATATACATTATTCAACTTCGCAAGCTTCTTGATAGACCTCTTGTAAAAGTTTTTTGACTATATTTTTATTCAAGTCAAAGTCAGAGTCATCAACATATTTATTTAAAATCGTGATCGTATCTTCAATTTTTTCTTGATCAAAGTCAACATCGTCATCATTAACTTCAAAATTCTCAACAATTTTCAAGTCACTTACACCAGACTTATAGATCTTATCTACAAACTTTTCAAATGAAAGTTGATCTGATTTTTTACGAACAATAATCTTTACAATCTTATTCGCAAGTTCTGTAGTATTGAAGAGTTTTGGATTGTGATCTTCATAATAAATTCTTTCAAAGATATTATAAGGATTTTCAACAAATTCTAATTCAAATGTTTCCGTATTAAAAAAGTTAAATCCTCTCTTATCATCCACATCATTCCAGTAAATCTGATAGGGATTTCCTAGATAAAAGACTTTACCATTATTGGAACGAGTATGATAATGTCCAGAACAAACAATTTTAAATTTGTCAAAGACCTCTACACCCATACCACTTTCTTGAACGTGACCAGGATAAGTTGCAAATCCTGCAAGTTCTAAGTGTCCAAATACGGACTTTGCTTTTGTTTTTCCAAGTTTCTCTATAGTTTCTTCGTGATTTTCTGGAGAAATCCAAGGAACCATAAATGTTTTAAATCCATCTATATCGTATTCACCAGGACCAGAAATAGGAACAATGTTGTCGTACTCTGTTAACAGGGACTCAATAGAGTTGACTTCATTAGTATTCTTATAATAACAATCGTGATTTCCTACAATCTGATAAACGGTGATACCTAGATCACGAAACTTATCATAGACATTTTCTTTTGCCCAATTCAATGACCAAAAGTCAACACTTTTACGATTATCAAATGCATCACCCAAGTGAATGCAATGTTTGATTCCACGTTTCTTCAACTCAGGAAAAAACACATCCTCATAAAATTTCTTAAAGTAGTCGTGAAATGTTTTACTACCCTTCCTTCCTCCAAAGTGGGTATCAGTTACACAAGCAATTAATGTCATTGATACATCTTAGTTTGAATTGCATCCTTAATAGAATTATACTCGGATGCGTCAATTCCGTCACCATCTACAGTGAACACTTCGTCATATCCAGACCTTTCAATAATCTTAGCACGAATTTCCATCTGTTTCTTTTCTTTTTGAATACGTCTCAGAAATGCATAGTGAATAATCTGAGTAAAATAAGCAAATGGATTACTGGACTTTGCTGGATTGAAGTTATGAATATACTGAACGCAGTTTTCAATTCCATCACAAATCATATCTTCACGGAACATATAGTTCACGAAGTTTGGTTTGTATGATAGGTGAGTTGCAATCTTTAGGAAACATTCTCCCAAGTAGTTTGTAATACGAGGTTTAGTTTCACCTGCTTCTGCAGCAGCTGCAACTTTCATTTTATATTCAACAATTGCATCAAGGAAATCCTTGTTATTTACATAATGTTCTGATCTTTTTCTTTTAGGTGCTTGCATTTCATAAGTCCCCGTTATTATTAATTGTTCTTATTATAACAGTTTATTGGGGTGTTGACAAGACCCTCAGATATTCGTATAATGACTCTGTGGAGTTTCAAAGATCAGGCTTATCTAAAGACTTCTTATAAAGCTTTTCTAATTTAATACGAGCTTCTCCCACTGTCGATAAGTAACCCATTTCTGGTGTGAGGTCTCCTTTACTTTTTTTATTGTTTTTTTGTCTTAAAAATTTATGATACATCTCTAAAGTTTCGGAATCACGAACTTCACTAATTGTAACTACTTTATCCATATCTAAAAGAAAAGTATCGTCATCTGCAAACTGCAACCAAGGATCAATTTTAAATCCTTGCATACCAATATTTTTCATTACAACAGTTTCAATTGTAACTGGATTGTGAAGAATTAACATTATTCTTCCTTCTTCTTCCGATGGACAAACTACTGAGAAAATCTCTTCTCCCGATATCAATTTAATTACTGCGTAAAAATCATCTTCCATTATTCTTTTAAATTTACTTGTATGAATTCATAATTAAAATTTTCTTCATTATAGATTTTAACTCTTTCTATAAGATGATTGAGAGTATAATTCTTTCTTGATTTGAAGGTGCAGTCATCGGCAATATCATAAAGTACTGCTTCAGTCTTGTTGTCACCTTTTCTTAAAACTCTACCAATTGATTGTAAGTTTCTGATTCTTGATTTACTAGGAGAAGCAAAAATAACATTGTGTAGGTTTTTAATATTAATACCAGTTGAAAATGTTCCGTAAGAAGCAACAATGATTGCGTTATTTTCTCTTTCTGTAATTTCTCTTACCTTCTCTCTCTCCTCTGCATCAACTCCACCGTGAACATAAAAAACTTTCCTATCATCCTTTATGGATGTATTTATTAAATTGAAAAGAGGTTCACCGTGAGTTTCTACTCGTGAAAACAGTACAAGAGTGTTACCTTTTAGATCCAATACAAGATTTTTAATAAATCTATTTCTTTTATCATTGGTAATAATAAATTGTATTTCATCTTCATAATTTTCAAACTCTCTGGGATTGTGTTTAAGAATTAAAACTTTAATTTGAAGTTTGGATAAGTGTCCTTTTTCAATAAGTTCTTTTGTCTGTGCAACTTTATATGATGGTCCAAACAATCCTTCCAAAACCCATTTATGAGTTTGTGAACCATCCAATGAACCAGTAAATCCAAAACGATATTTTGTGTTATCCATCTTAGTCATAATACCGACTAAAGATTTTGATTTGAATTGATGGGCTTCATCACCAATCACTACATCAAACTCATCGTAAAACGCTCTAGGCAGTTTGTATATGGACTGCCAGGTGGTGATAACTACAGGGGCTTCATTAGTCTTCTCTCTACCCGAATAGATGCGATGGCAGAAGTCCTCAGCGTTCCACCCATAGTCTTGAAAATCCTTAAACATCTGTTCAACCAAGGATGTTGTGGGAACTACTAATAGAATTTTGTGATTTCTTTCTACAAAATATCTGACAATAGAGTAAATCATTAATGACTTACCTGATGCAGTGGGGGAGATCAACAGTTTGCGATTATATTTCAACGCATCAAATACTGCATTGATTTGATAATCTCTTGGTTTATGTTTGGAAATACGAGTCACATAATCTTTTACACCTTCATAAGAGATCATTTCATTCTCTTCAAAAGGAGTTCCATAGAACTTATTATCTTTAAACTCTATGGAATAATCCCATTTCTTTGCCCAAGAAACTATCTTATCCAATAGTCCAACATAAATTTCTCCAGTATGAGTTGAAAAGAGACGGATCTTTCCATCCCAATACTTACTGCGGTACTGAGGCATAAACTTAGCACCTGGTACATCAAAAGTAAAATGTTCGGACAATTCTTGATGAATGTGTGGTTCTGCTTCTACTTTTAGAAAGACTTCATTCTTTTTGGAGATTACAATATTAGTCATATATCAACTATATCCTGCAATAAATTTGGACCATTCAATGGCATTTTTTAACTGATACGTTCTATTTAAAATTGTTTTTAGAATACTTTCTAGATAACTCAACATCATCTGATAGTAGTCAATTTTGGTTAGGCAGGTGATGAGATCTTCATCTGCATCCATATACTTGTCTAGGTCTGGTTTTAAAACCTTATGATCAAATGGTTTTTCTACATAGACATCTGGTTCGGCTTTTCCCGTATAGTATTGCCATTTTTCTTTTCGTAAAATTTTATATTTGTTCTCTTGTGCTTTTTTAAGAACTAAAATGTTGTTGAAGATTTTGTAATACTTTGCGTGTAATGAGGGTATCTTTGTAGATTCCGTGTGTAAGTTATCTTCGTCTATCTTCGAATCTTCTTCCCATAATTTTTGAATTTCATCCAGGTTCATAAGTAATAATATCGTAAATGGAATACTTAAAGGTTGCAGTTGCAGTCACGTATTGAACATCGGACTGTGTTGCGTCAAAGTCAATTGTTGATAGGGATGTCGGGAACATTCCTCTAAATTTTACAGTTGTATTTGTTTTAAAATTACTGTTGTAGATGATTAACGTTGCATCTGAAACATTGGGATCTGAATTATTTGTCGGATCTCCATATTTCCATTGGTCATATTCTGCAATAGTTTCTGGATATCCGAGACCTCTCATCCAGTTATGAATTTCAAGATAATTTTCTAAATTTTCATCAACTTTAAATTTTAAATTAAAATCATCGTAACTCAACTTATCTCCAGGAAGTGGAATATCCTTTAAATACGTTGGTTGAATCGCAACTCCCAAATTAATGCCAGGAATGTTGGCAGAATTGGAGAAGAAATCTACCTTAGGAGTTCTTGCTAGATTGAATTTAAATCCTAATGGAGATAAAAAATTTCTATTTTGAATTTGTCTAGAAAAAGCGTTAGTCATTATGAAGCTTTATTTTTATTTATGAACATAAAAAAAGAGGGTCCGAAGACCCTCCCGATTGAGTTGTGAGAAAGACTCACATTAGGTTTGCAACCTTTACTCTTCTGTAGTAACGGTTTGTGTTTAGACGTAGGCGTCCAAGTCCTTGATCGGTTCCTTCTGCAAATGGGTTTGCAACGATTCCGTAACGAGTCTTGAAGCCAATTTTTGGTTGGAAGGTATCTTGTCCAACTGCACGTACCATCTGGAGAGGTACATAAGGGCAATAGAAGATACCAGCGTCATAAGCACTAGAACCTTTGTAACCAACAACGTAGTACTGGTTAGCATCAACGTTAGCAGCATAAGGATCGATATAGACCTTATACTTACCTTGGAGAACACCAGCAAAGGTGTTGCCAGTGTCATCAACGTTGAGGTTAGCGTTAAGAGCAGGGGTGTAATCAAGTACACCAGCCATGGTTAGAGCGGAAGCAACGTCTGCAGAACAGATGATGGTGTTGCCCTTTCCACGACGAGTTCTTTGTGCGATTGCGTTAGCATCACGCTCGATCTGGAAAAGAAGTCCTTTGAACTTCTCAACTGACCAACGACCGTTGGAGTCAACATCAAGGTCAAATACACCAGCAGTTGCAGTGTTAACAGCAGCACCTTGCTCAGCAACCTTATAGATGGTTCTGATGACTTCTCTGTTGATTTCCGCGAGGATCTCGGTTGAGAGGATGTTAGCAAGTTCTGCTTCTGCGTTTAGACCGTGGATAGCCTTGAGGTCTTGAGCGAGTTCTAGTGAATACTCAGCCTTTAGAGCGCGTGACTTAGCAGTAACGGTAACTTTCTCGATTGAGAAAGCCATTTCGTTGAATGCGTTAGCAGCTGCATCACCAAGAGCTTCAGAATTACCTGTCGCCATACCGCCACCAACGTTATATGGTGATGGGTTGGTGGTAGCAGTTCCAACTGGGTTTAGAACTGATGGGTTGGTGCCGTCTTGGTTGGTAGTACCGAAACCAACGAGACCATCCGAAAATCCGCCACTGAGGTTACGGCTGTTGTTCTGACCCGAGAAGGTTGAATCTACTTCGTTGAAGAATGCTTCGTCTCCACCTTGGGTTCCATACTTGGAACGCATTGCGAAGATGAGTCCAGTAGGACCACTCATTGGTTGAACACCACAGATGTCGTATGCAATGAGGTTAGGCATTGAACGACGAATGAGGCTGATTAGAACAGGGTCAAAACCAGCAACAGGACCACCAGCATCAGAACCACCACTGAAACCACCGGTTCCAGCTGAGTTGGTTGGTGAAGCTTCGCCAAGGAACTGAGCAGCTTCACGAAGCTCTCTTTCTTGGTTCTCTAGAAGTTGAGCTGTAACAGCTCTTCTGTGGTTATCTTTGATTTCGCCTAGACCTTCGAAGTCTAGGACAGGAGACCACTTCTCCTGTAAGTATTGGGAATTCATTCCTTCCATTTGATTGATACCTCTTTAAAAAAGTGTTGTTTGAACTGCGGTTTGAGTATTATATAAAACTCACTTTTTAGCAACGTTGGAAAGAGCGCGAAGATAAGCGTCCATAGAAGGTGAAGAAGTCACCTCTTGGAAATTCGCTTCTTCTGTTAGATTTTCCGTTTCGTTAACTGCACCACCAGAATTTCTTGGGAAGTATGACTCCCTAAGAGTTACTAGTTTTTGGTGATATTCTGCTTCACTCTCAAACTCAACACTTTCTGCGAGGGTTGCAAGCTTATCCTTTTGGGAAACAGCGAGACCTTCGGAAACATTGTTGAGTACGGTTTGTGCAACCGACTCGCCTAGTTTCTGATTAAGAGCAATATTTCTTTGAATTTGCTCGTTGAGTTTTGTCTCCATATCATCAAGTTTCTCTACCATGCTCTCTAGTACATCATATTTCTCTTCAGGCATTGATACATAATGTTCTTCAAAAAGTCCCTTGAGGTTAACAAGGAACGACTCAGTAATCTCAGTCTTGAGACCACGCTCAATTGAGAGAGCATTCTCTTCTAACCACTCGGATGAAACATACTCAAGGTATGAATCAACTCTTTCGGTTAGTTCGATCTTCATCTCTTCAATCTCTTCTGCAAGAGCAGCAGCATAGTGCTCCTCAAGGGTTGATTGAATTTCTTTGGTTTTAGCGTGGAGTGCAGCTTCAAAAACTAGTTTAGCTTTTTCTCTGAACTCCTCGGAGAGTTCTTCTCCACCTAGAAGAGCATTAACATCTTCGTCAATTGCAGCTTCTAGGTCCTCGCCTACAAGCTCCTCTTCTACTTCTTCAATCCCTTCTTCAGATACAATTTCTTGATCTTCGGTTTCTTCTTCTACTTCTTCCTTAACACCTTGACCAGGAGTTGCAACAGGAGTTGCACTGGTGTTTGGTGCTTCAGCTGCAGAAGCTTTAGCATTGACTACATCCTTAACTTGCTTCAGGGTTGCACCTGGAGTTGCAAGTTTATTTGAATCGTCATCGGGACGACTGTTTTCTGGAGTAGGGCCACCCAAATCCTCCCAAGCACCAGTTTGACCAGGAGCCATTACTGGAGTTGCGCTCTTTTGAGGAGCTTCCGCTGGAGCTGCATTAGCATTTACAGCGGTTTTGGATTGTGAAGTGCCGTTTTCCATTTCTTGTAAATTCTTACCACGGGACATTTGAACTCTCCGATTACCTTTGTATAATCTTTATTTATTTATAATTTAGAGATTTGATAGAAACTCATTGAACAGATTTAATTTCTGCTCATCAAGTTTATTCTGATCTACTAATGTATTTATTCTCTTTTGTGTTCTAGAAGCAAGTTGTTCTCTAAGAATTCCACCATCCCATACCCATTCTCTGCCTTCCATAATACCCGATACAAAAGCATCAGGTGCTGAAGGATCCGCAACGATATCAGCAGCAGTTGCAAGCATAAAGTCTTCACCTACAATTTTAACACCTTCATTGGTAGTTTGTAGTGAACCAACTCCTCTTGAAGAAACACCAAGACAAACACCTTCACCAATCAGTGACTGTGCAATTTTGCCCATTGGAGTTGAAAGGATTTGTGCCTTACCGTAGAAGTTATTTCCTCTCTGTTCAAGAACAGTAATCTTATGTGAAACACGATCAAGATTTACAGTAGGACCATCGGGGTGACCGAGTTCTCCGAGAGCACGACCCTTATTGACAAATGATTCATTGTAACGGTTTACTTCACGAGCAAGAGTTGTAATTGGATACATACGACCATTACGGTTCTTGATTTCTCCTTGAAGGAAGACACCTTCAATGAACATCTTTTTGTCAGCTCCTTTGCCTTCTACGACAAATTCTACTTGTGATACTTCTTCTGTAATAAGTTTCATTTTTTTAATTGGTAAGTCCTACTTTTGATGCTTTCACTGTTGATGCAGATGCAAAAATTACATCAGTTGAAGACTTTTGGAGAAATTCAACCGATCCAGTTGACATTGTAAATGAGTTCGTTGTTGCCGCGCCAACAGCAGTAGAAATACTAACAGTTGCAGCCGCTCCAGATCCATTAAATAGTCGCACACAAGTTGCTTCACTAATACTTGAAGCAGTACCAGCAGTTGTGGGCATTGCAATCTCATTACTAATTAATTTAGTTCTTTGCATTTGTATAATAAAATCCTATAATAGTTATTTATTACTTTACAAGTTCTCAATTACCTACTCACCTCTTCCCAGTCCATAGAAGCAAAAATCTGCTCACCACCAGTTGCAGCAGTAGCAAGAAGTGTGAGTTCAAAAGGTGTAGAAGTTAATCCATTTCTTTCCAACTGAAACTTGAAGAGTGCTTCTTTAAGAATATCAATTGATGGAGAACCTTGATTTGATGAGTTCAAAAATCCACTTGCAAGT